CGGGATAAGGCAGCTGTTCCATTGCTGTTTCCCCTACTATCCCTGTATATCTTTCATAGCCTTTTGCCGTCTCTAATACACCGCCTGAAAGATCAACGTTAACGGCCTCCCTTGCTACTTGCCAATTTTGCAGGGATTGATCAAGCGATTCGTCGAGTCCGTATAGCTGTTTTGGTTGAACTGTAAGATTGCGTATAGCCATCGTGGTTCTCCTTACGACAACGGGTTAATGCACCCGCCCGTGCTGTTGAACGGTGCATAAGCGTTCTTTATGTTCTCAGGTTCGCCCAAGCTGTCTGTGATGTACGCGTATTCTTCGTAGAACTTGTTGTTCCAGAAACTCGCAAGCCCGGCGTAATTAACGCCCCGCGTGGTGTACAGCTTTGATGTCGCCCAATACGTCAGGATGATATGCCAATCTTCGTTAAACTTCGGTGTCCAGTTATCGCCTATATAAATCTCGTCGCCGTCTGCGGTTGCGGTGCTGATCGTTTCGTTGACGGTAATCGTCGCCGCTCCTGCCGCCCCCGCTGTCACGCTATCAATCGTGTACTCTGCGTATGTGCCAGCACTTACGTCAATCAAGAACAACGACTGCCCCGCGAGTGCTGTCGCCTGTGCTGATGTGATCGCTTCGTCAACGGGTATCGTTTTGCTTGTGTTAGCACCGCTGACGTTGTATGTTGTTTCAAGATACTTCGGCATATATTCGTACTCAAGATACACCGTGCCGCTCGCCGTTGCGTTCGGAACATATATCGTACCGTTGCCGTCGTATTTGTCCCAATACAACCCTTGCGATTCCGCGCCGCCCGCCGCCGACGAATAGTCTTGATATAGTGATATCTTGAGAACTTTGGTCAGCTTTTCGGACAACGACGATATGTTAAAGCATTTGTTCGCGTCGAGCGTAACGGCTTCGGATGTCCACAAATGCGCTTTCTCGCGGCATATCTTACGATAGCCTTCGTTAAGCGAGGTTTTGATAAGCGAACTGTATTCGGTTCTGTCGTCTGCATCAGGGTCAATAATGCCCATCTGCGCAAGCACTTCGGTTGTCAACTCGTATAAGTTCATCGTTACAGCTCCTTAAAATTTAATGCGCGGGGCGTTGCTCAGTCTGGCGGCAACTGCGCAGGGGCCGGAGGTATAGCCCTTTATGCCCCGCGCAAACTGATTTACACTCCTAGCGCCTTTAGCGCTTCCTGTTCCCGTTTTTCCATGTTCTCAAGGTTGACTTGCTGCATCTGCAACGACCGCGCTATGTTCTCAGCGTGCGCAATAGGTATGTTTTTGGTTTTCCCAAGTTCAATTTTGACTACATGCCCGTTCACGCATGAAGGAATAAACTTCGGTGCTCCGATAAACCCGCCGTGAATGGTAATCGGCACTTGTTCTTGCTTCAATATCGCTTTTCTGTCGCTTTCGCGTCGTCTGTTAATCTCCGCTTCCGGCGTGCTTGCCTTAATCTGCGGGTTTGCTTGCTGCATAGCAGCAAACTTGTCGTTGATCTCTTTTGCCAAAACTGCATACACAGCGGCAGGGTCAACAGCCGCAGGCGCGACATGCGCGACCACGGGTTTTTCGAGTACATCTTCGGTGTCGTCAATGTCGGGCTCGATATCGCCGCCGTCTTTCGTGGCTTCTGCCGCGACAATAGCAGCTTCAATATCTTCGTTTTTCATCTGATAAGTGTTAATGCCAAGCTCTTTAGCTCTGGCGATAAGGTCTGTTCTGCTCACTTTCTCTTACCTCCAATTGATAGAGTTATGGGGCGAGATTAACCCGCCCCGAATCGTTGTTATTCGCTCGCGCCCGAGTAAATCTGACCGAGCCAAAGCGCCTGCAATATCGCACACGCAAACGCGGTGATCTTCCATCCGACAGTGCCGTACTGTTCAAGCGGCCCGCCGATCTCTTTAGCGGTTTTGACGATAGTGCGCATCTTACCGCTGCCGTTGATATCGGCTACAGCATAAGCATCATCACCGAACACGAACGTGCCGTAAACCGTGTTGCCGTTCCAGCCGTATTCGTTGGCGTACATCACGTCACCGTCAGCAGCAGTAAACCCGGTTGTCGGTGCGGATTCGAGCGTAACCGTCGCAGCACCGGCAGCACCGGCAGCAGCAGCCGTAATCTTTTTGCGCTGTCCTGTCTGCCCTGTTTCGTCGGTTGCGTCGATAATATTGACGTACCGATTAACAAGCGCCGTGGCTTCGGCTTCCGTTATTGCTTCGTCTACAGTGACAACAGCACTCACAACGCTTGCGACCGTCAATGAAAGCGAACCGTCGATAAGCTCACTGTTTTCGTACTTCTTGCCTTCGGTCGTTTCAAGGAACCGCACGCTGTACATCTTGCCAAGCTCGCCGTTGTAGATTTTCATAGTGTCCTTGTACTTGGCAGGGTCGAGCCACTTGGCATCATCCATGATGTCGTACGAAGTGTCCGGGCCGACGATAGCGAGGTAGTACGACTGCCCGCCGTCCTTAAACGTCGGCGCAAGGTTTTTCTTGAGCGTACGCACCATCTTGCGAATCTCGTCGATGTCGAGCTTGTCCGTTGTCCGCAGACTGTAAATAGACGTGCGGCTGTTCGCGTACTGCGACGTTGTGGTCGTGGCCATCACGTCGCGAATGATCGCGTCCTGAGACCGCGAGCCCTGGTTCGCCATGAGCTTGATGATATCTCTCATGCGAGCGTCAAGGTGCGTCAGGTCAAACAGGTCTGTTTTGGTTGTGTAACCGCCGTACTGATAAACAGTAGCGAGCACCTGTTCTTCGGCAAGGTCTTGACCGTCAGGAATGACACCTTCCGAAAGCGCCGTGGTGATAACCGCCAAAGGCGTCCATCTGCGCCACTGTGCCACCTTGCCGCTGTTAGCGGGAATGTTCTTCTGTACCGCGCCCTGTGCGTGAACAAGGTTCGGTTCAGCGTATTTAAGCATGATTTTGTCACATGCTGTCTGCATACCGACACTAAGGCCGGAGCTTGCAGTTGTTTGAGGATTGTAAGCCATGATTGTTTCTCCCTTCGGTTATTTCTTTTGTTTTTCCGAAGGACCGCTGCTCGTTTAATCGATAAGCAGGCTCTTGCCTTGGCGATCAGCTTTTTCAAGAGCGGCTTCTATGTCGTCTGCCGACATTTCCGCTATGTTTCTGCCTCGCTGCCCTGTGTTCTTCACGTTAGATACGGGTGCTGTTGCGCGGGCGTTGCTGCTTTTCATCTGGTTAATGACTTCCTGCCCTGCTGCCGCTTTTGCGGCATCAACTTCGCGTTGCATTTCTGCCCGTACCGCTTTTGTGATTTCATGGGCTTCCAGTGGACTGTTCCCCATCAAAAGAGCTTTCTTGAAGATAGGGTCTTTTTCCATGTAGCTTTTCCATGTGATATTCGGGTCGCCCGTGGCAAGTTTGAGCATTGGTTCTTCGCTTATTAACTTTTCTTTCCACGCTTGAACTTTGGCTGCATCATCTGTTTGAGCGGTCTGCTGAGTGTCCGGCTGTTGTGCCGAACCTTCGTTCATAAGATCGTTCCGCGCAACTTTACGCGCATACTCAAGGCTTTTGATATCGTCCGGGTAATCAGCCATAAGCTTATGTGCCCGTCCTTCAATCCGTTCCTCAAGAGATTGCGAGTATTTCTGTTCGTACTCTTTCCTCAAAGCTGCTTCGAGCTTTGTCTTTTCCTGTCTCAGTCGAGCCGCGACGATTTTCGAAACGTCAACGCTTTCTTGCTGTGATGGTGCAGTTTCGTTGTTTTCTGCCTGATTATCGCTGTCCTGTTGGCTGCTCGCGGGGTTGTCGTCACCCGAATCTACGACCTTTTCCGAACTTCCTTCGTTCAGCAACTCTTCAAGGCTTATGTCCCCCGGTACGCTCGAATCATCGTTGAAAAGCGTGGATTCATCGAATACTTCTTCCGTACCGTCCTCAGTGGCTAACTGAGCGCTTTCAACGCCTGTATTCTCAGTGGCTAACTGAGCATCTTCAACGCCTGTTTTAAACTGTGACATTCTGGTTTAGTCCTCCGTTTTTATTTCAAGCCGATTGCTGACCGCTTATGCCGCCTGCTATTTCGGCCTGTAGCCTTCTTATCGCTTGCTCAGCGTCTTGCGGAAGCTGCTCGCCTTCTTCCGAATCATCTTTGTTAAGTAGCTCTTGTCTCAAAAGTTTGAACTTTTCTGCCCAAACCTGATCTTGGAGCTGCTCGGTTTTCTTGAGAAGCTGTTCTATCGTGCTTGCGTATGTTTGCGCTTGCTCGGCGGCTTGCTGCGCCTGTTGCGTGATCTCCTGCATACGCTTTTCCATGTCGTTGCGTTCGCGAATCTTTTTGATAATCTTTTCTTTGCCTTCCTGCTCCCAAAGCTCGACAGCCGTTTCCCCGTCTATTAGCTTGCTGTTGACAAGCATCATCACAAACTCGTTCATGGCCGCGCTTGTTGCAGCGTTCTTGCGCTGCGGTATAATCTCGATGTCGTAATCGAGGTCTATGTAATCGAGGTCGAATATCGAAAAATCGACTCGCAGTTCTTTGCCTGTGTATGTCACGCCTTCCGGCAGCAGTTCTTTGATTGCTTCTGCGCGAATATCAGCGCCCTGTTGCGCTGCCGCCTGTATCCGTTCCATCGAGTCTTTGATCAGCTTTTCAATCTGATCTTGTGTCTCGCGGCTTATACGGATGACGCGTTCGGTGGTGTAATGTTCTTGCGCCAGTTTCAAAACGTCTTTGACCATATCCGCATGGTCCCAATAGAAATGCCGCAGCTGAAGCCTTGAGCGTTTCGCGCCGTATTCCTGCATACGCTCGATGCCGTACCCTGATGTTACGCCCCCGGCCACCTTGCCGATATTGAAATCTGTCTGCCCGCTCTGTTCCTTGACCTCGGCCATCTTCGAGTTTCGATAGTTAAGCGCTGTCGAAGGAAACGGGGCTACCTTGAACTGTGTGACCGCGCCGGGGTGTATCTCATTTCCATGCACCACTCGTTTTGAATGGTCTGTGAGCTCTTTTTCGTCGATACCGGCACGGCGGTTAACAAGGAACCGAAGCGCCGATGATTCTTGCAGATTGCTTAAATACTGCCGTTCGATAAAGTTGATAACGTCCGCGTCGTCTTGGAAGATGTCGATTGCCGATAACCCGACAGGTTCACCGTCAAGCTCGATATGCGGCAGCATTCCGATCATGTATCTGTCGTACTCGTACTGCTCGATATGACTTTCTGGTACTAAATTCCCGATAACGACAGCAGAATTAATAAAAGTCCGATGCCCCACATAATCTTCGTTACCCGCAACACTGACTTTGCGCGGTTTTTTCTCTTGCCATTGAAAATGTGTTACACGCACAAGGCCGTCCTTTTCGGACAGCCGAACATTTTCGGTTTTGTTTGAGTGCGTTTCTTTGGCGTTCTCGTCCTCCGGCAGCGCTTCGTTTAGGTCGATGTCGGGGTACATGTCATAAACCGCTTCGGGCGAAAGCCAGTAGTCTATTGCAAAGAATTTTCCGTCGTTGACGTTTTCGACGCTCTTGTCCCATGTGATATTGTCAATATGCAAAGTTCGGAAATCGATATCGCCCATGCCGTTGGCAATGTCAGGATTCCAAAACGCTTGCAGCGTGCCAGTACCCGTTTTTATAGACTTGCGGGCTTTCTTCTCAAACTTTTCTGCGTATTTTGCACGTTGGAGGATAAACCGCACAAGCTCAGTCGCAATGATCGATTTGATATCGTCGTCGTAGTTGACACCGCGAATGACCTGATCAGGCATGTTGTCCATGATGTCAGACACCATGTTTTCAACGGTTGAGTGTAGCGTTGGCGCGTTCGGAGTGGCTTTCTCCAAGTCCTCTTTGTTGCGCTTAAGCTGTTCATCCCAATGCCGATTACGCCACACGCGTTCGTTGCGCCAGCATTTATCGCGATACGGGCCAAACTCTTTGTAGTTTTCTTCGACCAAAGCGTTGACTTTTTCGGCAAACGCTTTTTCGTCTTTCGCGAGAAGCTCTGAAAGCTTCTGCGGTTTTTCAAACTTCATTTCATCCTCCGATAACGATTCGCGGTATACCCGGCATGTTCACGACTTTGCCGTGATCTTCTGTGCGTCTCTCGAATCCAAGCGGGTTCGGTCTGTAATTCTTCGGCTTTGTTGTCAAGACCGTCACTTTCGGTTTAGTCACCACGATTACGTAACGAAAAGCGTCGTAGTCGTGGTCTGCCGTGTCGGTCGAATCAACGTCGTCCGGGTTCTTCGGGTCTGTCGTAAGCTCCGGAAAGTGTTTGCGGAACATCTTGCACGTGTCGAACACCTGGAACCCCGGATGTCCGTCAGCATCGAATATCAACGCTTCATGTATCAGTTCTTTGCCTGTCAGTCGGTTGTTGACAACATTGTTAGCGACTCTCGGGTCCCAACGCGGGTCACAGAACGTCACTCCCGGCCTGAATCCGATGTAATTGCCTTGATCGTCGTATAGTTCCTGCGGAGCCATTGACGACGCGATGCTTTGATCTTCAAACGCCGACTTGGAGAAAATCGACGGGTCTGCTATACCTTCAATTGCGCCGTGTCTCTCAAGCAGCGGCATTTCGATCTGGTACGCTTTTTCGGCTTGCTTGGATGCCGGTTCGTCAAGTCCTTGCTCGTCCTCCGTGCCGCCGTAAAGTTCGTGTATCAAAAACAGTCTGCCGTTGTACCGCTCGTCGCCTTTTGCAAACCACAGGAACGAGTATGGTTTCGTTCTGCCGTAGTCGTAACCGCGATATATCGGCCATTCCTTCGGTATCTCAAACGCTTTAACGACGTGCGTAAACTTATCCGTCGGGTTGCCGTTCTCGTCGTAAGGCTTATCAATCCATTCCTTAAACGCTTGACCGTCTATCGCGTTCCAGTCGTTATACCGTATCTTGCGTTGCAGCCGTTCGCTTCTCATTCCAAGCCGCCCGGCATACTTGTTATCGACGTGCATGTTGTCGCTGAGCTTAGCACGTATAAACTGCCTATATAGACGAAATTCCTTGCCGTCTTTGTCTTTTACGACGTACAGTTTCGGTTCGTCTGAGTCCATGGGTTTAACAAACGTTCTGTTTATCCATGAATGACCTTTGCCGCCCTGCATGGCCGTAAACTTGACTTGCGGCTGAACTCCAAGCGCTTTGTTTGCGCGGGGCCTTGT